GGGACCAAACCAATCCTACACGCTCTATCTAAGATAGTGAACGTGAGGGTGCGATGTGATCAAATCCCGAGAACCTTAAAGGAACTCTGGAAAGATCCATTCGCAGCTGCAGGGGACGACATCATAGATGAAGCCTCTACAGATGAGGAGAGGATGCGACTTAGTCTTTATCCTCCCACGATCCTAGAAGTGGGTTTAACCCCTTCTCAGGACAAGACAGACACTTACTCCAGAGGAGGTGTGTACTGTGAGGGTGTGGTACTCGTTAGAGACGATGACCAATTCACCCGGGACCCTACTAAGTTTAACTTAAGTACGGCCCTTGTCGAAACCTTAAAGGTTCGACTACTCACTCCTGAGACTAAGCCTCAGCGAGGAGACGAGGAGGTAAATCCGATATTCGGAAAATGTTACCAACTCTCTAGCCGTCTTAAGTGGTTACCACTTGGACAGCGGTGGTTACGTGATAGATGCCTTTGGCTATTTACCCGAAACCATAGGGATTATATCCGTTCAAAGAACAGAATAATCTATAACCTACTCCTTCCAACTCAGTTGGGAGGTTTAGGATTTACCCCTCCGGATCTTGAAGAAACGAAGGTGGTATATGACCTTATGCCAGAATGGCATAAGAGGGCACTAAGTTTTATAACTCAGTACCCTCAGGATGAGAGGCCCTCAAGGGTCCTCTCAAACTGGTCCAGTTCACGCCTCTTTGAAAGAGGAATGGACTTCCAAGACATACGGGAACATCCCATGTATGAATTGTTTAATGACCTAGGGCTCTTAGAGTCCTTTGAATCATTATTTGCTCAACTTAGCAAATCCTTACCTCCAGAAACTCTAAGAGTTATGAAGTATAAGGATAAGCATGATCTCATTCTCAAGAATGGATATGTTGATATTACCCGCGCCCTTAGGGCATGGAATAATACTACCATTTGGGACCCTTCTAAGAAGGTTTCCCGTGGTTGGCCGATGCGATCTTTTGAATCTCGCAACGCAATCGTGGAAAAATATCTTCAAGATATCATCCCTGATACTATGGAACTGAAGCTCGAGCTTCAGGATCTAGTTAAACTTCTTGATAAACCTTTAAGGTATATTACCAAGTCGTTTATTCACCGTGACGTCGCTTTATGGGACGAAGACACGATGACTACAGCTCCACTCAATTTAATTGGTGAAGCTGTTGGGGCCTCCTTGTACTTTAAGTACAAGAACCGGCAAATCCTTGAAGAAGTTCCGAAGCAATTCGATCAGAACCTTCTCCAAAAATTATCCAACTAATCAGG